TGACCTGCTGGTACCCGCGGTACTTCTCGAGCGGCAGGACAGTGGACGCCAGCTTCTTGTCGAGCGAGCGCAGCAGCTTCTCGACATGAGCCTCGTCGAACGACGTGGCCCGCACACCTCGGGCAGCACACCACTCCTTGAGCTGAGGGTGGCTGTTGAGGTTGAGGTCGATCGCTCCGGTTGCGATGCGGAACTCCTCGACCGTGCGCTGGACGTTGAGCAGGTAGCGGGTGTGCATGTTGTGGACCAGCTTCATGTCCACCTTCCACCCGATCTGGTTCATGTCCATGGTCACGGCGTTGTTGGCCAGCTCCTGCTCACTGGTAACAGGGAGCAGCAGGCCAGCCAGCTTGTGACCGAGGACAGCGTCGATCCCGCAGTAGTGACCGAACTCCTCCCACTCATCGGGGTGATCCTCGATGATGGCTGGGTCGAAGCCCATGTTGCCGTTCTTCTCCTGGTACTTGCCCGGGATGGAGAACAGCTTGATCAGCTCCCACCCTGTGTCGAGCTTGTCCATCCCCAGCAACTGGGGAGCGGCAGCCTCGAGCTTGCCCGCCGCACCGGCAGCCCGTGCGAGCACGGCGCTGTCGATGAAGCGATTGCTCGGGTAGTGCAGGCCCATGGCCCCGAGCACAGCCTGCTCGAAGCCGGCGTTGTGTGCCACGATCATCGAGTCTCGGAGCGAGTACTCGAGCATGGCACGGTAGTGGCTGTAGTCCCGGACGAAGTCGAACCTCTCGATCTCCCAGATCCCCTGAGTCTCGGTGGCAACCCGAGCGATCAGTGGTTGGAAGAACGGGCTGTTGATGTAGCGATGCAGCCCGTGCTTCGTCAGGTCCACGTCGCCGTATGTCTCGAAGTCGAGACCAACGAAGCGTACGTTCACAGATCCTCCAACATCTCGTCGTAAGCGACGGCCGGCTGCGGGTACAGCAGGCTCATCATGGCTGGGCAGTTCGGTGCACCTCGTGCACCTCGCCCATGTGGATTGGCCGGGCAGAACTGGCAGTGATCGCCAGGCCCGAAGGCAGTGGATCCGTTGAGGATCTTGGCCTCGGTCTTGACCGCATCATCCATGAACGCCTGCAGCACAGGGGCTGAGGCGTACCACTCCTCCATCACGCCAGCCCAGGGCTGAACGATGTGGAGGTGAGCGCCCTTCGCCTTCGGAGCGAGCGGGCCATAGGTGATGGCGTAGTACTTGAGCTGGCTGTTGTCGACTGCGGAGACTGGAATCTTTCCAGTCTTCAGGTCGATGACATGCAGCTCGTCCTGGGTGTAGAGCACCAGGTCGGCACACGTGCCCGGCTTGGAGAACAGCCACTCGGCAGACACAGCCTGCTCGATGAGCGTCTTGAACCTACGCCTGCTCCGGACCTCGGCCACGTAGGCGATGGCCTCGGCCATCATCATGGCGTCCTTCACGTTGAGGCTCATCACCTCGGCGAACATGCGGTGCATCTCAGTGCCCCGGTTCGCTGCGTTGTCCGCGGCTGGATCCACCTCAGGTGGTGTCCAGTTCGGGATGGCCAGGTGCAGGTTGGCACTGGCGTGGCAGTTCATGTGGCGAGAAGCGACGCTCGCACTGAATCGTTCGGTCATGCTTCCTCCTCGGATGAGGGAGAGGGGCCAGCCCGTGAGCTGACCCCCCTCCGATGGATCAGTCGAGGAAGATCTCGTCCTCATCGACACCGACGCTGCCGCCGAAGCGGTCGTTGTCGGAACGGAACACGGCGGTGTTGACCCCCGCGCTGAAGCCCGGGTGCTTGCCGTTGAAGTAGGCGTAGAGGTTCAACGTCGCAGCGACGTTGGCTCCCGCGTACATCTCGTGCACCGTGGCGCTGATCGGCTTGATCACCGGGAACGTGAGGATGTCGGGGTCCGGCACAGCCAGCTCCGACTCGTCGTTCACGATGGCCTTGAGCGCGATGTCCGTGCCCTTGCCGCCGATGCACTTCACTGCCATGACACCCTCGGGTGCGAGGGCCAGGGTCTTGTCACCCACCACCTTGGCGGGGGTGTTGACGCTGGCGTTCTCGACATCCTCGATGGCCTCGATCAGCTTCTTCACGTCGGCCGGGGACATGGCATCCCGCTTCTCGCCCTTCTTGTGCTGCTCCTCGCAGTACGGGAGGAACACCTCGACGCAGTGCTTGCGGAACTTCTCCCACTGCACGTCGTTGAGCACCAGCAGGAAGGACGGTGCAGCCGAGGCCACGTCCTTCGCCGGGTAGGACCCGCGCTGGCTGGAGTCGTACGCCTCCTGTGCCGTGAAGGCGGGGAAGCTGAGACGCCCCCACACCGTGACGGTCTTCTCGTTGCCTGCCATTCCACTCTCGTTTCTCTTGATGTGCCGGCCACTGTTGTGGCCGGGTACTAGTACCAGCCGCCGTGGGTCAGGTTGTCCTGAGCCACGAGCAACGGGCGGATCTCGTCAGCCAGCTGACCCACCACCTCGGAGAGGAAGGTGGGACGCCCGACCAGGCTGATGTCGAGCAGCTGCTGGATGTGACCACGGCACTGGGCGATGGCGTCCTTCGCCGAACGACTGCTGTCGTAGTCGGCGATGGTGACCACCACTCCCCAGTCCTGGTTGAACAGGCCGGCGAGCGTCTCGTAGTGGGTGCCCGAGTACTCGGCCACCTTGAGGATCGAGTCCACGTTGTACTCGCCCGGACCCCAGTGCGTGCTGGTGTCCGAGACGATGGCGAGGTGGGCGTTGGCCATGTAGGACAGGGCCACCACATCCTCGACGATCGTCTTGATCGTGGACTCGGACATCGAGCCACTCACATCCAGGATCACCAGGTTCTCCCGCTGCGGGGCGTGGTGGATGCGAGCCTTGTAGTCCCCGATGATCGGACGCTTGGCGTTGACCAGGCGCATGGACTCGAAGACCATCTCGCCCTGCTTGCCGGGCATGGCACCGATGACCAGCTTCAGCTTCTCGGCCACCTCCTGGATGGACTTGGCGATCGTGACCTCGAGGTCCTTCCAGATCTCGGGCAGCACCTCGGCATGGGTCGGGCCCGTGCCGAAGGTGATGTCGCCACTCTCGAGCAGGAACTCGTAGCCCAGCTCGAGCAGGTAGTCCTGCAGGTCGGAGCTGTGTGCTCCGCCCTCGTTGGTCAGTGCCTGCACCACGCCGTGCTCATCGAACACCGTGGCCAGCAGGTGGCTGAGCTCGGCGGCGTTGAGCTTGTACAGCTTGGCGAAAAACAGCGCTGTCTCGATCGAGGGCAGGCCCTTCTTCAGGGTGGCCAGGCTGAACCTGACACCCGGCGTGATCTCGATGAGCTGCGTGCTGGTGTAGATCTCAGCCTGCTTCATTCGTCATCCTCCTCGGATGTTGTCTTGGCCCGCTCCATCTCGATGAGCTGAAGGTTCAGCTCGACGTTGAGGGCCTGGGTTGGAGTCAGCCTCGGGTTGCCCCTCAGCTTCTTGGCGTGCATCTCGTAGCCACGAGGCACTGACCTGCCACCGTTGAGCAGCAGCACGAACTGCGCCTTGCCCTGCGACATGGCCATGTGATTGTTCACGTCGATCAGCTCCTTGAGCTGGGTCGAAGTGACCATCCTCAGTTGTGCCTGACCGATCAGGTTACGCAGGCTGGAGCCTGACTGCGGCCCACCGTGTGTGACCTTGACCCCCTTCTTCTTGAAGGAATCGAGGAGGTCGTAGGTCGGCAGGATCTCGGAGGTGAGCAGTTGCTCCATCTCCACGGAGGTGACCATGCCAGGCATCAGGCCGAGGTACTCGACCAGTAGCGTGGCGATCTTCTCCTTCTCCACCTTGGACTTGCGAGGGTCAGGCACCGTGATGTGCAGGAGCCTGTCCTCGAGAGCGTTGTCGTAGGTGGTGACGCTGTTGCTGGCACCGATGATGAACACCTCGGGCAGACGATGCGCACCCACCCTGCGACTGGTGAAGATGTCGAGGATGGAGTTGTACACCTCGGGGAATCCTCGCAGGAACTCGTCGAACAGCAGGATGTCGCCGTCCTTGAGGCTGGTCCAGAACGTGGCGGGCAGCATGCGCAGAGCCATGTCCTCGCCCGTGCCATGTGGCATCTGCACACCCTCCACGTCCAGCGGGCTGAGCCTGCTGACGTTGATGAGGTGCAGCTCCACATCCAGGAGCTCGGCCAGTTGCTCCACGTACGTGGACTTGCCGCAGCCAGGTGGGCCCACGAGGTGGGGCATGGGACTGCGTACCTTGTACGCCATGCCCATGACGTAGAGCTTGAGCAGCTTCTCCAACATCAGGTTGCCTCCAGTCTGGAGATCTCACGCTGGAGGTACCACTGTGCCTTGCGCAGGTCCTCGAGCTCGGTGTCCTTGCTCTTCAGTCCTGCTCTTGCCACGTACTTCACCACGTTTCCGCGGTTGAATGTCATGCACTCGGTGAGCACGATGACTTCCACCGGGTAGGCGGTGTAGTGCGGAGGGTGCGCGATCATGTCTGCCATCAGAGCTCACCTGCCAGGTATTGGACGGCAGCACGCAGCGTGTCAGGGTCATCGTTGAACTGACCCAGCCCTCGGTTGCATGAAGGGCAGAGCATTCCTCTGACCTCACCCGTTGTGTGGTTGTGATCGACCACTAGACGGGAGCTGTTGGCTTTCCAAGATCCTTCTCTTGCTCCGCAGATCAGGCAGCAGAAATCCTGCACGCTGCGCATGGCATCCACGTCAGCTTCGGTGATCCCGTACTGCCTGTAGTTGGTGGCTCGCCGCTTGTCTGTGGTCTGCCACTCCTTCCAGTAGCTGGGGTTCTCACGCTTGAACTTGTCGAAGGCTTGCTTCTTGACCTGTGCCTTGCACGAGTCACACTTCGAGCGGTTGTACCTACCGATGAAGCTGTTGCCACATCGCTTGCAGATCAGGTCTGCCATTGCTTCCTCCTTCAGGTGGCAGGGATGACGAGGGTGGCTGGGCTTGCGACCCAGCCACCCTCGTTGCGATCAGGCGATGGCGACGAGAGTGTCCTCGCCCACCCAGCGCAGGGTGGAACCATCGGTCTCCTCGAGCAGGCGCAGGATCACGCCGTCCATGTCGAGGGACACGACCTCGGCCGGCTCGAACTCGGTGCCCTCGACGAGGGTCACCTTGCTCCACTCGGCAGTGGCCGGGTGCGCGATGGCCGCGGCCTGCTCAGCAGCAGCGGTGATCGGGGCGAAGAACTCGGTGACCACCTCGTCGAACGCCTCGGCTGCCTTGATGTGGGCACGGACGG